GCCCTCCCTAGCTCCGGGGTTTCTGGTACTGGCCCCCCGAGGCCGCGGCACCAACGCAGAAATACTTCGTGCGTTGATTTCGTGCTACACTAACATGTTAGCTGGTGCGAAACGGTCCGCTCTTGTCCAGACGAGCGACAGCCAATCGTCGCGCGTATTCAGGATCAGAGGAGATGATTTCGAAGTCCGTCATTTCTTCGGGACTTAACTTGAACTTGGCCCCTAAGTTCAATATGTTGCTGTTGGCTGCAATGGCAGTTGATGTTGATGTAGTTGTGGTTGAGGTGGTGTTAGTTGTGGAGGGGACTTGTTTGGGGCAAGGTCCCTTGTGTTCGTCAGCACAAACGCAATCAGAGGTTGGTTCGCTAACGTCTTCGATCATGCGAAAGCACCCAGCGTCGCCCACTTTGCGCAGCTTAGGGCCTTCGGTGTAAATACTAACCGGCATGATTGTCAAAGAGAAAACGAGTGCGCCGGTCATAGTAGCCGAACTGTACAAACGGACGGAGACAAAGTTCTTCTTTGCATCGACATTGGCTTGCGTCACAGTGATGGAGCCCACCCAGAAGCTCTGCGTCGGTCCTGTTGATGTGACGGTGTTTGATTGGCTGGTGGTAAAGGTGACGCCGCCCGACAATGCAGTGGCAAGAGTGACGGTAGCCGTATTCGATGAGCTGAGAGATGCCGCATAAGCTGTAGCAGAGAAGTGGTAAGTTCCCACAGGCAAAGACACAGCATTCGTGTTGACGCCGGAATCGAATGCACAATCCTGTGTGGCGACCGGACAAACAGGGTTGTTGTTGAACGAAGCCGTTGTGAGCCACTTGTACGAAGCGTCGACTGTACCCGTCGCAAACGGGTACCAAGCATTCGTGCCTCCGCTGGTCGTTGTAAAGATGAAGGTTCCTGACCGGGCAGGGACAGAGGCTGATTGGACGGTAGTGTGGAGCTGCGGGGCATGAAACATGACCTTGTAGCTTACTCGCCAGTTGCCTATTGTCAAGGCGTTGGTAGCACCCTGAGAAGCCACGAACAAAAGACCGGCGTTGTCGAACTGACTCGTTGAGCCCGCGTTTGTGAAACGCTGGCCCAGAACGCGGTTTAAATCGCGTTTGGATAGCGTCATCGACATGGGGGCCCAGACGTTCACGTCGCGAGCTCGGGACAAATTCATCATTTCGGCCATGGTCAGAGGGGTCGTGTCGAGCGCATCAGGGTCAAAGCCGAACATCACGATGCCGTTTTCTGACGTAGACACGGCTGGATGGTAGGTAAAGGTGCACTCCAGGAACTGATAGGTTTCGTAGCGCAGCGCGATGCCCGACAGCCATGGAAACAACGTGGCGTTGAGTGCGTTGACGGGGTAGGCATAGGCGGTGAATGCACTGTTGCCAGTGACAGGTCCAATGTACTCGGTGTGGTTGACTTCGATTGACCCGTCTGCATTGTGGCGAAAACGAGGCGCGCCGTGCCCGGAAGAGATCGAAATGGACGTACCGGCCGTACGAACGGTGTCGTGCTTGTCGGATTTGGAGTTCGATTCGATCTTCACGACAGGGGATGATTTAGCTTGAGCCATCTTCTTGAGGGCGCGGAGATCGGCTTGTCTCATCTTTTTAGCTTGCTTGTTGAGCCGAACGGGAAGGCCGGTTTTCTCGATGGCGTGGTTGACGATGGTGTTGATTTTCTGGAGGGGTGATTTTTTGGGGTTGAGAGTTGTCATGGTGTGGTGCGATATGCGTTGACGTGGTTTTCGCTCGGACTCTAGACTTACTTTACAAGAATGGGCATTGTCTAACGACGTACACCTTGCTTCGGTCGTGTATGATGCAGGGAGCACGACTTACTCGGTGGGTGGTTTCCCAAAACGGGGTTTTGACATTCTTGAACTTGCTAGGTACCACGTTTGTTAGCAACAACGGCAGTGGAGGGATTTCGTGTGGCTGTTTGCACTGTTAGCTCGCCAAGCTAACGCGTGACCGCCGAGCGGCGGGTCGTTTAACGTCTGACCAGGACGAGGCCGAGGACGTTACTGGGGAAAGCCTTCGACGCGGAGAATGTGTTCGATGTGTCTATGGGTACCAATGGCCGGTCCGCCGTGCCATGATGTTAACCAAGCAGCAAACTCGTCCTCGTCTTTGCGGGTCAACCCATAAATGTCGTAAAACATTTTCCACGTTTCATCGGTAGCGACCAAATGCCTGTCCTCCGCGGCAAATGCCCACTCCGGCGTCCTAATATCAGTCGGTTTTGTGCCACCGATCGTGTCTAAGATGTGCCAGAGATACACGCGGACGAACGGGACGTGCGAGTTGTTGAGATGCGCGCAGTAGGCCTTGGCATATAAGTCCACAGCCGAACCAGTGACATTCCATCCAAAGCGCGTGAAAAACCTGCCCGGTTTGTCTGAATAAGAGTAACCGAAGTTGTGAGGCCAGCGGAACCGACTACAAAACTCCAACTGCTGAGGGCTGTCAACGTATTTCTCCTTGCAGGTCCAGTTGATCAGGGCCAACGTTTTGGCAAAAGGCACTTGTCTAAGGGCATGAGGGCCGGAGATCACGATGTCGTCGCCTAGGACCAGAAAACGAAAGGCCACTCTGACTTGGGCCAGAGTGAGTTTAAGAGTGACCATGATGGCAAAAACGTGGGCTGCTACGTTGATGATGCTGTTGTGGACGGACGTGTTGTCATCACCGCTGCGACGCTGTCCTCGCAGTTTGAACCGATGGCCGCCATTCTGCGCATAACCCGTGGTTTTCAATTGGGATCGCAATGCCTTTCTCGCTACACTACCAACTGAATGCCATTTCTCGGTTTTCCCGACAAGGATTTCCAAAGTTGAGGCATCGAGGCCACGATCAAACCGGGAGACGTCACCAACATAGTAGGTCTCGCCGGCGTTAGCGCCGGCGCCGGCAGCGGCTCGAGGGGTTATTCCAGAGGCATACGTTATCCAATAGTCCGAGTTCCAACGCTGGGCCAGCAATTTGGACAACGCGTAGAAAGATGGTCCCAGTGCCGTGTGGTACGCGTCAGAGCAGTTGATAATGCCTCTCCAGTCCGGTGTTTCGGTTTCCGTCGGGCCGCACTTGAAATAAGGCTCAGTTTTGACAAACATCTTGACTACATCGTCGGATTTCAGGCTAGCATTGACAGCAGTACGATCAGCGGCTTGATCATGGAGAATGGCAGCGCTTCGCTTTATGCGTTCTATGGAGTTCCATTCGTCGTAAACACGCGAGTGAGCGTCGGCAATGCTCCCGTACTTCATAACAGCGTACGCACACATTGGGCAACTGTGGGCTTTGTACACGACAGAGACCTCGTCGTCATAGAAATAGTCAAGAAAAGCAGCGAACCCGCCAAGCAATCGACCGTCGGATAGTTTCTGGCCCCCGAGACGCCTCAAAATGCTAGCCATAGAGTTCTCCGGGCTATTTGCAGGCACCATCGGCGGATTGTAGGGAAAGACAAGCCCAATAGCCTCGATGAACTGTGGATTCTTTGCAGGCCCTCTGGTCCCGACTCGAAACCACCCAGCTGCCTCAGCGGCAGACACCTCGGCGTCCGGGACAACCAGTTCTAGTTTGGGCAACAGAATCGATCCATGAACGATGGCCATATCTTCATTTGAACCCACCCAAGCAGCGGTGAACCGGGCAATAAATCTTCGTATCGTCTCATCTGGGGACCGGTGAGTCTCCCAGCGGTATACGGGGACAATCAGACCAAAGAAGGCGGCGCAGGCGCTGATGACGAGGAAAAAATAGGCTGGAATGTTGAAAGCGCGGAGTATCCACCCAAAATGTTCGTGGCCACGAGGACGCAATCGTCCCCCTAAGACCTGCCGAACTTCGTCTTCGGTGCCAAACAAACATAGTCCCTCCGCGACGCTGGCCACACCGGGCGTGTAGTTGAAAGGAACCGTATAGTACCCTATCATTGCGTGAAGTGTTTGGTTAGCGACGTGGTTGACGTAGTGTGTAGCGCGACGTAGGTCCTCAACGACGTCTATCCCGTAATTGACTATGGTTTCGCCAGCATCGAGGAAGAAGTTGCCGCTCGATACCCAGGACACGCAGTGGAAGCGGTCGTACAGCTCATAGGCACCAAGCAACAAGTGGACGGCGTAGCACAAAATGACGCACTGAAGGATGCGAGGGCCCAAGTACCAAAACCAATTTCGAACACAACGGCGACGCGCGGCTCTGCACCTCGGAGCGAAACCAGACAAGGCTTCGGTGGCGTCGAGCTGAGCATCCGTGACATCGTCGATCTTGGTTTTCATATTCTCCAAGCGTTTCCACGTGGCCGCCTGGGCTCCCAAAATAATCTCGGGGACAGACGACGGGTCCTTGGTGTCACACTCGGTCAGTTGAGCCCGGACGCTTGAGGCTATTGCTTTGCTTGGCTCGGAGGAGACGATGGCGTGGCTGAGAGCCCCAGCCACAATGTATTCAAATCCTTCGCCGGTGTGTGCGTCAGTAATGCGGCCGTGGGTGGACAAGGTGCTGCGGAGGGGTTTACGTTCGACGCATGCACGATGCGCGTGGCCTGCGCCTGTATCTGCCGCA